CGGCAGATTCCCTCCGCTAAAAGCGCGGTCCCAAAGGTACTTGGGTGCAAGTCTATCCCTAGCCAGGAAGACCCAGAGGGGGACTACATTCCCCGAAGGTGTATCGGACCGTTTATGGTCCCCAACCGTTCTTGCAGTGTTAAAGGCAAGGGTCGTGCGGTTGTGGGAGCATTCGCGATCGGCCGCACCAAAAAGAACCCGGTGGGGGACAGTGAGCTGTCACCTTGGCTGGAAGCTGGCGGTGGTTTTGACCCTTCGGGGTGGAATCCATGGCTCGAGGCCGATGAGGAACCTCTTTTCACAGACGTTCCCAAGGGCAAGAGCACGGGTAGCGCCGGCTACCAGTTAAAATCCCCTGTCGGAGCTTCGCCCCAGACGAAGTTAAGGCTGCGCCCAAATTCACGCTTTACTGGAGAGCTGGAGTTTGTGGGGCGCTCGATGGATGCTTATAGGGTGGACCGTAGCATCTCTCCTGCGCGCCGCGCACTGGAGTTTTTGCAACTCCATTTGGGCCAGTTGAATGGTGGTTGGGTTATTCCAACTGCCTGCGGCGAAGGTGTCGACGAAAAAGACACCGCACTTTCAACTGTGCGCGGGACCAGCGCGCACGTCGCAAGGGTCCGCCTTAATCAGGGCGGAAAGCCACAGTACCTTCACGTACTAGTGGAACTGGTTGCTCACCTGTCTCTGGTGGCTTGCCTTAGGCCACCTTCGGCGGCGCTTTTAGCGAACCTTCGGGCTCGTGGGCGTCTCTGGGGCAGGGAGGTCGGCGTGTCCGACCTGGACCTGAGCCTTCTCTTGCCAGGGTCGATCGTCCTGGCTATGCGACCTAGTGAAGCGGTCGTAGCGGCACACGCGGTGCTGCGTAGTGATGGGTTTAGGTGGGCCAGTGATGCTCTCGGTGCTCTTGACGCGGGCACGGTGCGAGAGGGTCGTTGGCTGGGCTTCTGGGAGGGCCTGAGACGTGCCACGCGGTGGTTCTCTCCGGTTGGGGTTCTCGATCCGACGTGCAGTAGGGTCGAGTTGGCAAAGTGAAGGCGCTACGGTGTGGAAGCTAGCGTGTGCTGTGGTTCTCTGGATGGGAAGGTGCCAGCCTTGCCCATCCGACCCGGCGCCGCCATCCGGCTTCTTCCAACCGTGGCTGCCTGCATGGAGCCAAAGCGGTCGATGTACCGCTGCTGGGAACCAGATGTTGCTGGGACCTGGCGTCCACAAGTGCATGCTCCTTGTGCACACAATGAGTACGTCGGGTTGTGCCGACGCACTCTTGGGCCTGTACCAGGGATCACTGAGGCGGGGAAGGCGGGTTTTCGGCGTTCTATGTGTGAGTTGCGTAGAGTGATCGCCGGCCGTGCTGGAACTGTTGATCCATGGCCCATTGACCGAGTAGTGCAGTCGTATCGGGTACCTAGACTGCGCAAGCGTTATGAGGAGGCGGCGCGTTCACTCCAGGCAGATGGGTATTGCGGCCCAGAGGATGCAAGAGTGACCGCGTTTGTTAAAGCTGAGAAGCTAAGCCAGTACAAAGTCAGTAAGCCCAGGATGATCATGGGCCGAAGACCGCGATACAACTTGGAACTGGCGAGTTTCCTCAAGCCAATAGAAGAGGCCGTGTACCCTGCCTTTCGGGGTTGGGGTACGCGCTTTTTCACGCACACTCGGTTGATTGGAAAGGGGCTTGCGGGAGGAGAGAGAGCGTCTCTCATACGGCGTAAGATGCTTTCTAGACCTGGCGTGGTTGCTGTGGAACTAGATTGCAAGTCGTTTGAGTCACACGTGTCGAGCTTCACTCTTGGTGAAGAGCACCGGGTGTACACCACCCTTTGCCGCGATCCGCGCTTGAGGCGGTTGTTGTCTTGGCAGCATACTTGTTTCGGTGAGGGGCTCAGTGGTTCGGTGCGGTTTCGTGTGAAGGGCGTTCGGGCGAGTGGGGACTACAACACGGGGGTGGGCAACACCCTGCAGATGTGCGGCCTTGTGCTGTTTGTAGCCCAATCATTGGGGCGACCCTTTGATTTCTTGGCTGATGGGGACAACGCGGTCCTGTTTGTCGAGTCCACAAACCTGGACGATTGGATCGGGAAACTGCCGGGGCTTTTCTTGGAGTGTGGCCACGAGGTGACTATCGGCGAGCCTGCGAGAGAGGTGGAGACAGTTGTGTTCGGGCAAGCCCGTCCCTGCCGTGTTCAGGGGGGGTGGACCATGGTCAGAGATCCCATGAAGACCATGTCGCACGCGTTTGCTGGCCATCAGCATTACTCCGAGATGCGCTACGGAGTACGCATTCTGCGTGCGGTTGCCTATTGCGAGGCTGTCGTAAACCGGGGCGTTCCTGTTTTACAGGAGTTTGCCCACGCTATGCTTAGAGGAACCCGTGGGGTTGCGTTCCCAGACGCACCCGACGTGGAGAACTTTGAGTATCAACGCATCATCAGGCGCGATGATGGCTGGAGTCAGAGAAATTGGGATCCAATATCTGACGAAACCAGACTCTCCTTTCAGTTGTCGTGGGGGATCCCAGTGGAAGAGCAGATCCGACTCGAGAAGTATTTTTCCTCGTGCCGGGTTGAAGTGCCTAGAACTTTCGAGGGCGTGGAAAGGTCATGGGCTTGGATGGACACTTCGGCCTGGGTGGAGGAGGATCTTCGAGGGGAGGTGACCTACTTTAGGGTACATTGAGCCTATTGTAGGTCGGCGAGAGGCGACCTGGTGTATCAGGTTGCGTTCGGCGTGGATCGCCCACGACTTGGAGCCAACTACATGGTTGTATTAGTCCGCCAGTCGTCGGGTTTGTCGGTGCACAGGATCCAATTAGCCGGGCTCTCGGGTGTGTGCAAGGGGGGGGACAGCTATGCAGCTGGCTCCTAGGGCACTAGCGGTGAAGCAACGTGCGTGCGTGGACCCCAGGTAAGTGGGTGGTAAACGGGTTGATCCGGTGGGTAACTTCCGGGGACCAGGCCACAGAGGATCACATAAATGCTGGTTTAACCGACCAGTCTCTCCTGGGTGCTCAGGGTTGCGGTTTGCGTTGTGGAAATTCCAAGGCTTTTAGAAAGTAGGCAGTGTGTTGCCCCGGCTGGCTGCGGGGGGCTTCCGCCGAAATCGGCTCCGGGCCTTGGTTGATGCCGGGCGGGTAAGAGAGTGGGCTGGTCGCGGGTGACGCAAGCTAAGCCCGTGCTAATACGCTCTCACCACTGTATCTGCGAGTGGGGATCCGGTCTAGCCAGGTGGCCGGTCCTGTCACGATCATCCCTCCCTCTGCCACGGGGCGACCTGTGGGAGCACACCTTGCAAGGAGTCCATGTTAAGCCTTACACGAAGCATGTGCGGCAACTTCATGCTTGTATTAGAGCGATGTGTTAGTGTAGGGTGCAAATACGGCGAAAGGATGCCTGGCTAACCAGCCATCGGCATGGGCGTGAAGCGGTCGTTACACTGCGCTACCCACGGGCCCCGGGGCCCGGTAGGAGAAGCCTCTTGGCGTGTTCTTCGGCTGCTGTGTGGTTCGGCCTGCCACTTGCAGTTGCAACGTAAGTTGCCTAAAAGGCGGCAAGGCGGGGTGAGTTCCCCGCGACCGGGCGTACCTAGGGTTGGAGGCGTGGCCTCCTAGGTCGGTTGGTCGGGTCAAGGAAAAGGCCCCAAAGAAAACCCGGTGGTACCGTTATACCCACCCGTCCTGGCTTGGGAGACGGGGTTCCCACAGTGCAAATACCCTTCGGGGGGGTCTGCTGTGGTTGCCGAGGTTTGCTCGGTGTTCACCTACTTTCCCTTTGGG